TTGATCGACTCGTATTGGAAGCTAACACCACCACGCTTAAGTTGGTTAGCTAGTGTAGCTTCGAATCCGGATCGGTAATTAGAAGTTCGCTGTGAGCGTTGTCTCTTCTTCTTCCGCATCAAATGCTGAGTCTAAGTTCTCGCCACCGTTTACATATCCTTCTTCGATAGGAGTAAAACCAAACCTCTCAGCTGACGAACTAGAAATTCCACCATCAGATAACTTAATGATCTGCACTGCAAGAATAACAAGAGTAACCCCAAAGCCTAGAGAAGGTACATACCAAAAGTTTGGACGATAAGTAAGTACTACGTCACTTCCTCCCCATAATTTTAAATCACTCGTATCCTCAATATCATTGCATTGTGAATCAAAAATGGCAACAGATGCTGGGCGAATTACTCCTGTCTTATCCTTGTATGCTCCCTTCTTTTTTGTTTTTATGACGAACTTCCCATCCTTCTGCTCGATAGGTAGCCCACGTTGTGTGATCTTTTTATCGGGGTACTGCTCCATTACAGCTCTTAACTCTTTTTCGTACGGTTCTTTCAGTTGTTCTTTGACTTGATTAACCGTAGCTTCATCTACAATTAAGTCACATTGAAACTCGCCGGGACCGTCGGGATCAAACTTTTTATTCGGTTCAACCACGCAGCACCAACCAGTGATACCCCTTGTTTGTATATCTTTATGTTTTATTCTAGCTTTTACTGTCATATTTCTCAGTGTTTATTATTGGTTATTAAGATAACAGATACTGCTGGCGTTTAACTGCGGACACATCTAAGTCTCCAAGCTCCGGCACATCAGGCAGTACTGCATCTGGGTTGTTGTTGATTTGCTCCGCACGGAACTCGCTTAGGAGATCAACAGTGAAAGTTTTAGTGTACATCTCTCTTACTATTTGGTGTATCTTTCTAGCATTAGAAGCGTGGGTCACGAAACAGTCATGAATAGTAGCGAGGTCAAAGTCAACCTTGTTCGCAACTTGATGTACGATACACGCATCTAAGCTGTGGATAAAGTTAGCGGTGATGGCGTTGCATTGTCCCCTTTCATCTATGTTATCTCCAAGCTCATCTGTTGTTATACTGATGCTCATGTTTTGAAACACAGACTCCACCTTTAACTTCTTAAACTTACGGTAGCTTTGTACAACTTTGAATCCTGTAGGTGTAGACCAAGTGATCGGTTCATCGCACCCCAATGCTCGCACTGTTTCACGAAGGAACTTCATCACTCTGTTTACTGGACGACAAGCTTGATCTGCTAATCGATTGACGATCTTACATAAATAGATAACACCTGTTAACATCTCACCAGTCGATGACCAGTTGTGGTTCACTCCGATACTTTTAAATACATCTTGTACGAGGTTGTAGTGAGTCGCTCCGTACGGACGGTTCATGATGGCAAGCTTCGCTAACTTCCGACTGATGCCAAACCTTAACCACTCCTGTGCAAGCACACCTCCATCTGCCTGTAGCTCATCGTACACACGGTCAGCAAACTCTTGGTACATATCATTAGCTCGGTCCTCTTCAACAAGGTTACACATGCGTCCGATCTCTTTGTCCCGTAGTAATAACGAAAGGATTTGCATACCGTTATTGGAGCAGTCCTGACGAACAGGTAGATACGATACATATCCGTACCCCTCTTCTGTGAACTGCTTAAACTCCAGACAAAATCGAAGGAAACAAAACGGATCACTTGCATCAGTCCACCAATCTGTACCGTGTGGATCATTCGCTGCTTCCAATATAAACTTCTGTCGTTTACCTACCCACTCAAGTCGCTCCGCTCTCGTGCCTTTTACTCCCCACATGTTAGCACCGTGTATAAGTATAGCTTCCAAGTCCTCTTCATCCACCACCTGCTGACCGTTACTAAAGTCCAATAAACTCTTCGCTAAGTCAGACCCTTGTGGATGGAGATAGTACGGTAAAGCGTACACTCTACCCCTGTAATCACAGCGGTACGGAAAGTAGAACTTATCCCACTCACTATAAAGCTTGGCGAGGTGTAGGATACGGATGGTCAGGTAACGTTTACTGCTGTTCGCTTCATTGACGCTCTTAATATCTTTTTGCTTCAGCTTCCACGCCCGTAACTCATGCTCGTCCTGTCCTGTGTACCTAGGTTGCTCAGGTATCTCACTAAAGTTCGGTATGTTTCCAACCACTCGCTTATTGTCGTAACATTTTCGAGTAATATCTAAAATCTCTTTGTTGATTTTCCAACTTACCTTCTGAAGTTTATTAACAGCACTGAATGCATGTTCGTAGCTACTCTCATAATCCTTAAACCAAGACATCGGTTTGCCTGTGAAGAACTCTTGCGGAGGCATGTGCTTTAAGCTGTACCCTCCACCCACTAATGTGTGCCAGTCAATCGGTTGGTCAGGTAATGCCATCTTAAACACACGAGTCGTTTCTTTCCACGCATCAAATCGTTTGACCCAGTCCGTATAGCTACCACTTGGTACACACAGACGCTCAGGTTTATGTCCCTTCTGAGTACCAACAGCAAAGCCGATCTGCCAGATGCCAGTCTCGATTCGTATCTCTTCTAACAACCACGCACCCAGTCCTGCCTTACACTTAGTATCCCACAGCGTGAAGCGTTCCTCTTCGTAGTCGTAAAACTGCTTGAGCTTCATCGCTTTGGATCGGTCGTCAAGGGCAAGTAAGTCTTTCTTATGTGGATGCATCAGCTCCATCGCTTTGTCCCATCGTGTTTGGTTTTCAAATGCTTTGCCGATCTTATACGCCATCCGTCCGACAGGTAAATTAAATTGGAGGTTATCAAGTAGTGTCTGTAAAGCCATCGACGCTATTTGGTACGGACACATATCCAATACAAAGGTAAGGAATAACGGAGTGGTGTGTTCTGTGTTACCTCCAAAGGTGTACATGAAATCATCCACCCGCTTACCTAACCTCGGAGCCATGACCCGTAGCAATCGTTTAGCTGACTCCGTTTGAGATGACTCACCATCCATGCGTAGCTTTGCTTGTCGGTTACGATACGCAGTTCTTCCCCACTCCCTCATTCGCCAAGTTGGTCCTCTGGTCGCTTTGCTCCCATCGTCTTTACTCTCTTCGTTCGATAAAGACTCTCGAGTTTTCTTCTTTTCGCTCATTGGTAGTAATTATTAAACCAACTCTTCGGTTGGTGTCTTTGCTTCGATGTACGATACGCTATTAAGTTTCCGTCTTGGTCACGTACATAGTTGCCGTTCTCATCCATCTTGAATCCGGTTATCTGATTGTTAGCGTAGAAGAAATCAAAGCCTCGTTTTATCTCCTCGTGATCCACCCCACTCCAGTCAAAAGGAAGGTCAGTTGGTTCGAAGTCTGCGTACGTCTCGTTCACTTAATAAATCCTGTCGTATGATGTCAGCTTCAGCTTCCCAAAAGATACCATCGTTACTCTTCTTCTCTTGGATCTTCGATTCGGTTGAAGAACAGGTAGTCGTTGATCTCTTCTTCATCCATGTCTTTAATCTTGTCCAAGTGGTACGCTCTTTCTTCTTCTCTCTCATAGTCTTTGTCGTATGGGTTGTGTCGGTTAAGCCAGTTGTCGTAATTAACTCCGTTCATACCGTTATGGTTTTGTAGTTGTTCATTAAGATTGTCAATAAAACATACCACGGAATCTTATCACCCTTAGCACAATTATCTGACTCCCATAACGGCTGAAGATTCTGCCAGTTAAAACATACCTTTTGATGGCTCGGTTTACTTAGGTCAAAGAATGCACATGGAATGATGTGATCGATATGCCACTTTCCATAATTATCCCAAGACATACCCTCGGTGAACTGAGCTTCAAGGTGATTACAACACTGTTGAATAGTACATCCTAACATCTTTGCTGTTGATTCGCTTTTAAAGCCCGGTCTGATCCTACGCATGTGACCTCTCAAACTTTTGCAAACTACTTTCTCAGGTATCGTGAGAGCCTTTTCGTACACTCTTTTCCTAGCTGATAAACCCTTCGGGCTGTTTTGGTACTTTTTTTGACTTTCTTTATATGCTAAACCTCGATGGTATCTAGCTGACGCTACCTTTCCTTTAAGGGATTGCTTGTATTTCTTTCGACTAGCTTTGTAAGCATCAGTATGTTTCGTCTTTTGATAATAATAAGATCTTTTTTTCTTAGTTTGATCGGATTGGAAGTATATATTTTTCTGTTCTGTAAAAGCTTTAAAACTATCTTCGTCAGCCCAATGCTCACCATCTGGATATAATTTTTTAAAAAACAAACCTTTAATAATAGGATGTTTATCTCCAGTTTTAAAAGTACCTCTAGGTTCTTTTGTTTGTACTTCTTTTTGTTTAATCCTTCCTCTTTTATCTCTCGGTATCATTATTCCTCCTCCAATTTCTCAAGGTGTTCTTTGTATAGTTGCAAGGACAGGTAAAGGTCAAGGAACTCCCCGTCAAGCTCTCGGTTCATATCGTTATTAAACATGTGGAACATCAGTTCCTCGGTCATGTCAATAGGGTCTAGTAGTATTTCTTTCATCGCTTAATCTCGGTACATCCACGCTGTAAAGACAATGGCTACGATTGCAAAACAAAATAGTGTCATCATGGTCATAATATATTCTCCTTCAGTTAAGCTCATAGTGGTTGTGGTTCTTTAAAAGTAAAGGTAAGTCCATCAAAGGTTTCCCAACACTTAGGTTCTTTGTGGTTACATAGATGGTCAACTTGTGAGGTGTATTCAGCTACAGCTTCATCGTAGTTTTCAAACTCATAGCCATCTACATATTCAGAGGTTTCATCATCACGGACATCTACGATCCAAGTCTCTTCATCAAGGACTCGTAACATTACTTCGTAGTCGTATGCATAATAGTATAATTCTTTGTCTTCACTCATTGGTTGTATAATATTTGGAATACTTGCTCCATGATTTCTTCTCGTTGCTCTTGAGATACATTGGCGTTGTACATTAGCACATCATCAATAGCTCGTAACGGACAAGCGTCTTCGTTGTGGTTGTTGTCATCTACATTAGCTTCCGTGCATCCGCAAGGTTCACGCCATGTATCGGTTTGATCTAGGTATAAGTTACTCATTGGTTTTGTATTGGATTGTCGGTGTTCTGTCGGATAACGCCCTCTATTGTGGACGCTTTCTCTCGGTTAAACTGCTCCCTCTCAAGCTCAAGCAATCGTTCACGGACACTTAAGTTATCGGGCATCCGATGCTTAATCTTTAGGTAATGTTGGATCAGAGCTTCAAGGCTATCATCGCATAAATCGTTCATATCTAAAAAGGTCGGTTCGTTGTTACTGGAAGTCATGTTCGGAACACTTGTTAGTCTCTCGTTCCCTTAAATGCAAGTCTTTATCACATACCACGCAAGATTTACGAACAGGTAAGCTTTTGTCTTTCTGTTTCATGTCTTTCAACACAGCTTTGAACGCTTCGAACGCTTCTTCTTTGCTGTGACATACGCCATTGTATTCGTGACCTCTACATGCCCATAGGATGTTTGGAGCTGTGTTGTATCGCTCGCTGTCGATTCTATAGAAGAAAGCAACCTTTCGCCCGTTATGGTCGGTTAGGTAGATGGTTACACTCATGGTCTAAAGATTATGTAACCAGTCTCTTTGTTTATCTTGTAGAAAACATCTTTCAAAAAGTCACAGGTGTATTCATCAAGGTATTCAGCTTCATTCTTGAAATCATTTTCCATCCAAACTCCTAGCAGATGTAAACTCATTAAGATTTCATCTTCACGATTAGAGCAGTTACCATAAAGGACATTGAAAATATCTTCGTAAATGTATTCGTCAATATCTTGGACTAGATAACAAGGTTGGTATTGTTGTATTTTCATTGGTCTTCAGTTGTTTGTAAAAGCTCAGGTTCGTTTATATCATCATCATCTTTATGCCATCTGTTGACTGTACACTCACCATCTATTGAATCATCAAAGTAATAAGTAAAGTTGCCAATGGTCACATAAAGAGAGTTTTCGGTAGGTTGTTCTATTTTCATTATTCTTTTATAAGTTTTATATCGTGAA